CTGGCTCATCACTTTCACCATCATCATAATAATCTGGTGATCTAAAACGATCTTGTTTGTCTAATCTTGCTCTGTCGGCATTTTCAAATTCTTCTTCAAGGTCACTGTATGGAACTTTTCCAACATAATCGTGCTTGGTGACAGAAAATTGTGGAGTAATTTGTGCCAATTTTAATAGCTCAGAGAAAACTTTATCTGATGCTTTATATAATCCTGCTTTATCCAAACTGTGTGCAAGTTTGATTCTTGAAGCGACAAAATTACTTTTCATACTTGGTTTTTTATCAAATTGAGGTCTATTTTCCTGCTAATTCTTTTTTACAAACATCTAATGCATTAACAATAGTTTTGTCCATGTCATAATATTTGTAATTCCCTAATCTTCCGCCAATAATAAGATTCTTTTCTTTATCGGCCTCTATTCTATATTTTTCATATCTTTCATTATTAACAAAATCATTAATAGGATAAAATGGGTCTTCAGCAAAATTTTTATTGTATTCTTTTGAATATTCGAATGTAATATAATCTTTTTCTGATTTACTAAATGAAAAATATTTATGCTGTATTATTCTTGTCCATTCAATATTAATCGATGGGTAAGTTACAAGAGCAGTTCCTTGAAAATCTGAGTTTATTTCGTGATGTTTATGAGTAAGTGTTCTATATTCTAAATCACCATACTTATATTCAAATAACTTGTCTATGGGTCCAGTGTAAACAATCTTCTCAGCTAAAGAATCAAAGTAAAATTTATCTTTGAAATAATCACATGATAAATGAACTTCTATTCCTTTTAGCAGTTTTTCGAATATAGCAGTGTAGCCTTCAACTGGTATACCTTCATAAATATCAGCATCAGAATAATATCTGTCGTTATAGTTTAATCTGATGGGAATTCTTTTTGCTATTGATGCTGGTAAAGATTTAGGCTCTCTTCCCCATTGTTTTTTTGTGTAGCCATAAAAAAACATTTCATATAATGTTTTTCCCATCGTGCTTAAACAATAATCTTCAAAGTTTTGTGGGTCAGAAATATTTATTTTTTCTTGATTAATCTTGTTTATTGCGTTTTGGGGGTTATAAGCTTCTGGCCAAACTTGTTGAATTGTATTGAGATTAATTGGCAGGGAATAGATTTTATTATTAATATTTGCTTTATTTCTTAGTGTAAAATTATTAAATGTTGCAAACTGATTAATATATTCCCAAACATATTTTAAAGATGTGTGAAAAATGTGAGAGCCATATTTATGAATGTGATAATCTTCATATGGTTCTGTATAGCAATTTCCACCAATATGATTTCTTTTATCAATAACTAAAACTTTTTTACCAATCTTATTTGCTTCATATGCAAAAATGGAGCCGAATAAACCGGCTCCAACTACAAGATAATCATATTGTGGCATATGAATGTTTTACATATTTTATGCCCAAGGAACTCTTGGATAGTTTCCTTGACCTTGCATTAATGGTTCATCATCAAATCCAATAGGTTCATTACCAAAGTTATTTCTATCGTATTGATTTTTTTCATAAGAATCAGCATGTAGTTGCTGCTCTAAAGACATGGTTAAATTATTCTTTTTGTCATAGTTTTTAGCTGAACTACTACCACTAAAATTTGGTTTTGTGTCAGGATCAACTATTTGTTCATTTTGAATGTTTTCTTCATTCCACATTCCGCTAGGATTTGGATTGTTTTCTTTTAATAAATCTTCAAAATATTGGTCTAATTCATCGCCATTTACTAATAATGGAGCTTTACCCATAGGCACTTGATTCTTTGTAGCTTTCCACCAAGCATCTGCGTCACCAGGTTCTACTTCATTAATTTGGTCTCTTCTTCTATAATTGAAATCAATAGCTACTCTTTCATTTTTAGTATTTGAATAAATAGAGTGTGTTCTTTCTGGTTTGATTTGAGCTGGGACATCATCTTCATAATCAAACTTTTGACCATCTTTGTATTTTCTACGAGCTTTTAAAGATTCTTCCATCGTAGAGTTTTGAATTTTTTCGTGATGTGGATTAGCTTTCATTTGAGTTGCTGCTTTTTCTAACATGTGCTTATGAGCACGTAGCTTGGTTCTCAACTTGAAAGCATTTCTTTCATCCACATCCAAAATATCAAGATTGTTTACAGCATCATCTTCTTTGAATGTATGCTGGGGAACTAATCTTGCTTCCATATTTCTTTCTGGCTCATCTGGTGCATATTGATGAATTCTTGAAATAATTGCCTCAAAAGATGCATCATCAACAAACTGGTTAAAATTACCAGGAGTTTGACCACCTTTGCCAATAGGGCTCCCGCCAGGAGACCAAGCACCAGAACCAGCTCCGCCTACACCACCGAAGCCTGCTGCTGTTCTGATATTTTTATTTTGATTGGCCATTATTATCTCCAAAACACTAGAAATATTGTTATCTTATTCTTGTGCCTGTATTGATTAACCTTGACTTAGGAAAAACTATAGCTATCTTTGAAAAAATTGCTTCATATGCTACAGCCGCAACTGCATCACAAATATCATCTTTATATCCTTTCAAAGATTCAATGATAAATCTATTCCCTTTCCATTTTTTTTGAAGAAATAAGAATTGAGTTTTTGCTTCTTTTATTTCCTCTAAAGGCAATACATTTCCCCTAGCGTCTGTGTATAGTCCACCAGACATATCATAAATATCAATTCTGTCTTCTCTTAACAAAGTGGCAAGCTCAGTATAGATAGTTTCTTTGTATTGTTTATTAAATGTTTTTTCTACAATTGGAATTCTCATGTTTTTCAATTTAATAACAGAAGATTGAGAGTTCCATTGGTCAATACTTACTTGCTTAAATCTAAACTTTTGATGGAGATAAAGAATGTAATCTTCCACTTCCGTTTCTGAAACTGGTTGATTTTTTGTTTTAGGATTCCAGAAATGGACATGGTCAATAACAACTCTTCTTAAAGGTTTTCCATCTTGACCATTAGTTCCATACATTATTTCACAATGACCAACTGCTAAAGCATAATAGTCTGAAGTTCTTGCAGGGTCTATATGGCAAAAATAATCATAACAACTATGACCAAGTTCTAGTCTTTTAACCATATTAGAAGAAGAAAACATTCTATTGATCGAATCTTCTGTAAACATTGGATCAGAAGATGATGCGCCAAACTCAGCCCCATATTGCATTTGATATTCAGTACCATTCTTAAGTTTTTCTGACTCAAGAAAGTCTCTATCGATATTAGGGTTAACAAGCCAAGTTGGACCTCTCATTACAAGAGTTGATGGGTCTTCTAGTCTATTTTCGTGTAGGTCATAAAGTAAACCGATTGGACCTTTAGGGTTGGAAAGCATCATCATCTTGCCATCACGGCCAAATGTTGCAAGAGATGGCTTTAGGTCGTTATATAAATCGTAGTCAAGGCCAGAATCAGGATTGTCACCAGCCATTGCAGCAATTTCGTCCATGATTACACACCAACAAGTAAGACCAACAAGACCCGAAGCACTACTTGAACCGCATTTAAGTACTAATGAACCTGAGAATAAGTTAAGTCCTACAGTTTCTCTTCTTTCATTTTCTTTACGGTCATTTTCAGTAAAAAACCGCATCTCTAATTCAGTATCTTTTCCAATATATGGTTGAAAGAATGGAGAAGCTAAGACTGTCTGTTTGATTTTAGCGAAGATAGCATTTTTAGCTTGTTCTTCATTTCTAGCAACATTTAAAAGATATATAGAGTCAAATTCCATCAAACCATATCTAGCTTGAGGATGACCCATGCAAATCAGTCTATAAAGTTCATACAAGGCAATGGTAGACACTAGGAATGATTTTCCAGAACGTCTACCAAGTACTAAAACAAGTTCTTGAAATTTAAACCTTTTGGTACATTTATCTAGAATTTGCGCCCTTAATTTTGGGTCAAATTCTTCTGATTCAAACAAATCCATTTCTGTTTGAAAGTTATCAATAAATGGCCTTTCTTCAAGTTCTTCTACTTTTCTTAAAGAGTCAGGGTTTGTAGCATTATTTTTTTCATTTTCATATCGTTCTTTTACGATATCTTGGTCCATACGGCTACAAGTTAAGCATGGAGAGTTAATCACTGAAAACGAAGCTTTATATGGTCGATTTTGCCTTGACATTTCAATCGACTTTTCTTCATTTTTCTTTACAAATTCCCAGACACATCCATTACATCCAACTCTTTCTTCTTGCGGGATATCTTGGATAACTAAATCTGTGTTGCCTTCTTGTCCCATGTAGAAGCATTTAAGAATAAGTCTTTG